AAGCAATTGAAACATTGGATATCTATCGAGAAAACGGCTTTACAGGACATTGTTATCTAATGCCCATTGGCGGAGTTGAAAGCGTATACGCATTGAACAATCGTGCAGTAGCAGTGGCGGCTATGAAACACGGACTGCGTTACAGCGACCGTTTACAAGTGCCGTTATTCAAGAACGAATGGGGAACCTAATGATATACTTTAGACATGAGGGTGATAAATTAGATAACGGCATAAATTTTTATCCTTTGTCTAGTATGAGCAGTATTGGTTTAAGACTAAAATGGAATAAAAAAATTTATCTAGTTCGCTATAGTAAATTTGCCAAAAAATGGTTTATAGGCCGATTGGGCATATAAGGAGATGAAAATGTTTTTTCTATTTTGCTTTATAGTTGGTTGGGCTATATTGATAGCATTATGCCTAAGATGGCCAAAAAATATCAACAGTGCCTGTACTGGGAATTGTAGACAAGGTAGAGATTGTGATTGTAAGGACACCAAATGAAACAATTATTAAGAAAATGGCTAGGTATCGATGATATTCTAAAAGAAAAAGAAGTGGCACTGGCCGGAGCCGCTGAAGCAAAGAAAGCAGAAGAAAATGCTAAAATGGGTCCGAAAGAACGTGCCACACAGCGAGGCGAGCCGTGGGTTGCTGTGCTGGACACACATGTCAACAAGGATAATGTACGGAATGGCTTTTTTGAACTTGACTGGAACCCAGAGTTTATAGTACAATTAAGGGAAGCTGGATACGGATTTGAAGGTGATCCAGAAGAAGAGATTGTAGATCGTTGGTTTAGAGATTTGGCAGGCAATATGCTAGCCGAAGCTGGACAGACTAACCCAAGTCGTACAATCGGTGGTTATATTAATGTAAGTAGATTACCAAATGGTAGGGCACAAATAGAATGACACACATCATAGTTGATACTGCTAACACGTTTTTTCGTGCTAGACATGTGGTGCAAGGTTCCAGCGACATCAAACTGGGTATGGCCTTTCATATTACCTTTAACAGTATCAAGAAAGCATGGCAAGACTTTGGTGGTACTCACGTGGTATTCTGCCTTGAAGGTCGATCATGGCGTAAAGATCATTACAAGCCCTACAAGGCCAATAGACAAGAAGCAAGAGATGCGCTGACTGAGCGACAGCAAGAAGAAGACAAATTGTTCTGGGAAGCATTTGACGAATTTAAAAAGTTCGTGTCAGAGAAGACCAATGCTACTGTGATGCAACATCCTAATCTAGAAGCAGATGATCTAATTGCTGGTTGGGTCCAAGCACACCCAGATGCTAAACATGTTATTATCTCAACAGACGGAGACTTTGCACAGCTGGTAAGTCCTACTGTAAGCCAATATAATGGTGTTGGCGATTTGCATATTACACACGAAGGAATCTTTGATGCTAAAGGTAAACCCGTTAAAGACAAAAAGACTGGCGAGCCTAAGCCTGCACAAGATCCAGAATGGATGCTGTTCGAGAAATGCATGCGGGGTGACACAAGTGACAATGTCTTTTCGGCTTATCCAGGTGTACGAACGAAAGGCACAAAGAATAAAGTTGGTCTCCAAGAGGCATTTTCCGATCGTAAGACTCGCGGATATAATTGGAACAATCTCATGCTCCAACGTTGGGTCGACCACAACGGTTTAGAACATCGTGTGTTGGAAGACTATCAACGCAATGTACAACTATGCGATCTCACAGCACAACCTGATGAGATCAAGGCTAAAATACGTGAAACTGTACAGTCTAATGCTGTGCCCAAGGCGGTAGATCAGGTAGGAATTCGCTTGCTGAAGTTCTGTAATGCGTGGGATATGAAGAAAATTTCAGACAACATTCAGCAGTATGCAGAGCCATTCCAGGCCAAATATCCACAACAATGAGAGATAAATACATACATTACTCAAGTGCCTCCGGGGCTGAGTATATAAGGAGAAACAAATGACCGAATTACACGCCAAGCCTATTGTGGATGGTAAATTTTGGATCGTGGAGCAAGACGGCTCTAAGGTCGCAACATTACACAAAAAAGAAAATAACAAATTTGTACTGAGCAGTACTACAGGTGAAGTTATGTTTAATAAAAAACAAGACATAACTAAACATTTTGGTGAAGGGTTCTTTTTGACCAGCACCAAAATCAAAGTTACTGCGCCAGACGTACATGAATGCCATGGATTTCCAACCAGCGGTAAACCATTCAATGCCATGTATGATGTACGCAACAAACTACCCCTGTTTACCAAGAGCAATGCTAGCAAGAGCTTGTATTGTGCAGGCTATTACACTATTAGATTCAATAAAGGTTGGGTAAAATCATTCTGTCCAAAACTAATAACATTGGAACGAAATGACTATCGTGGTCCTTTCAAAGATGAACTTGAGATGAAACAGGTGCTAGCCAATGCAAAATCAGATTAATTTAACACCTATTACACAGTTTGCACATCTCTTACGTGCCGCAGAACTTTCACAAAGCAAAGAAGTAAAGATTCCCATTCAACAGGCTAGACTAATGAATTTGGCCCTTGTTGAACTGATGGAACAGGTACGACAAGACTATGAAAGCATGTTTAATGCTTTGAAGAGTCATGTACAGCAAGAAGAAGTGCAAATTGAAATAGATGGCGGTGGCTTTGAAGAAAATAAATCTTAATAGCCCATATGTTATTGGCGAATTCAAAGACCACTTAGAACTTAAAAATCAAATCCTTAATGAGATTAACAATCAAAAAGAATTTGATCGATTAGTTGAAACTGAAGACGCCGTTGATATTACCCGATGCGACTGGAATACTAGTCGATGGGATTACAATCGACCCTGGTTGCAAGTTATTAAGCCATCACTATTGGCACATCTTCAGCAAGTAACCGATATGTTAGGGTATGCTGAATTTAAACTTAGAGAAATTTGGTTTCAGCAGTATGAACAAAATTCATTACACGGTTGGCATGTACACGGAAGCAACTGGACTAATGTATACTTCTTAGAACTTCCGTATGATTGTCCTAAAACACAATTCATAGATCCATACAATCAAACTACTATCGGAGAGTTTGATGTTAAAGAAGGCGACATTTTAACATTCCCAAGTTATGTTATACATAGAGCACCTATTAACAGCAGTACAAAGCGTAAAACCATTATTTCATGGAACATGGATACTGAATTAAAGCCTGGTTTATACACTGAATAGAAGATAAATATATGCGTATATTACTAGGATACGCACTATGTCTAGACCTAAGCCAAAAGTACTGTTAGAGTACACAAATAAAAAAACTTACAAATCTGAACAGATTTTAGAAGCTGAAGCCATTTGGGCTGTGTTCTACAAGAACGAGCCATTCAATTTGAAAAGTTTCAATAGTCTTACCTCCTATCCTGGACCAAAATACAAAAAAGTTTCATTCTCTAATCCAGGGCATGCTCTTAATCTAGCCAAAAAATTAAATCTCATGTTTGGCTGTGAAGATTTTCAAGTGATTACCCTTACTCAGGGCACTATACTAAAATGATGACACAGGATGCCTACACTAAGATATTTTTACAGCAGTGGGGCAAAACAACAGACGATGTAAATGTAAAGTTGTACTCACGCAACTGGTGGCAAAGTAATCGTGCAGGCAAACAAACCGCATTTAGATTAAGTGACGACGGATATGCCTTTTTGGTTAACGATTTGGAACTTAGAGCTTACGAAGTGCCATTTACCGAACCAATTGAGCTGAGCCCCCAAACTATTATATTTTTGGAAAGATATTTGGACTGTCCTTACTATCTAACTCCCCTTTCAATCACTGTGTTCACAGAGCGCAAGAATTTTGAGCTTATGTTGTTTAGTGACGACATTAGAAAATTTGGACTAATAAAAGCCATGAAAGAGCGTGAAAAAGATCTAAATTCTAATTGACATAAGGTCTAGTTGGTGCTATAATACTTACATAGCGTAACAAATTTAATCCCAACTTAAGATAGGAAACAAAATGGCATCAGAACTAGTAACCCGTACAGTAGGCCCAAAGGGTGCAAAGAAAAGTCTTCGTAAGGCGTTTAATACAAAACGTCCTATCTTTATCTGGGGTCCTCCGGGTATTGGCAAGTCAGATATTATCAAACAATTGGGTACAGAACTTGATGCCCATGTTATCGATATCCGTTTGAGTCTATGGGAACCAACAGACATCAAAGGTATTCCATACTTTGACTCAATCGATGGCACAATGAAATGGGCTCCTCCTTCAGAATTGCCTAGCAAAGAGTTTGCTAAAAATCACAAAACTATCATCTTGTTCATGGATGAATTGAACAGCGCCGCTCCCAGCGTACAAGCCGCGGCTTATCAACTGGTTCTTAATCGTAAATGCGGTACTTATGAACTGCCAGACAATGTAGTGATGGTTGCCGCAGGCAACCGTGAAACAGACAAAGGTGTATCATATCGTATGCCAAGTCCGTTGGCAAACCGTTTTGTTCACTTGGAAATGGCTGTAGATTGGGATGACTACTTTGACTGGGCCGTAGACAACAATATCCATCCAGATGTTATTGGATACTTGACCTTTAGCAAGAAAGACTTGTATGATTTTGATCCAAAATCTAGCTCACGCTCATTTGCTACTCCACGCTCTTGGTCGTTCGTTAGCGAATTGCTTACAGATGACGACTGCGACAATGACACACTAACCGATTTAGTGTCAGGTTCTGTAGGTGAAGGTCTGGCTGTGAAGTTTATGGCACACCGCAAACATGCCAGCAAAATGCCTAACCCGCAAGATATCTTGTCAGGCAAGGTTAAGAAAATGGACTCGAAAGAAATTTCAGCAATGTATTCATTGACTGTATCATTGTGCTACGAGCTCAAAGACGCATGTGACAAGAAAGCCAAAAATTGGAACGACATGACTAACAACTTTTTCGAATTCTTGATGAACAATTTCGAAACTGAGTTGGTTATTATGGGCACTAAATTGGCACTAAGCACTTATAAGTTGCCATTAGATCCGGATGAAATTAAATGTTTTGACGCTTTCCACCAAAAGTTTGGTAAGTATATTGCACAAGCCACAGAGAAATAAGATTGGTTGACACCTCCTTCGGGAGGTGTTATAATATACTTATAGTAAAAAATTAGGAGCAGAAATGTCGCATACAGATCCGGTCATAGACAAAATTATTGTAGCTCGTGTTAGTTTGCTTTTGAAACATCCGTTTTTTGGCAATATGGCTACACGCCTAAAAATACAAGAAGCAGAAAAATGGTTACCTAC